CACTCTTCAATGCCCTGTGTAACATCGCCTCAGCATCTTTTACTATTAAACATGCCGCTATTGTTTGTCTAGGGCGTTGTATAAAGCACTTACGTTCCATATCCACTTGTCCTACTTCAATGCCACTCTTCTGTCTATATGTAACAAAATGCCACCCCAATGGTTCACCATCCCTAGGGCTATTGCCAGCCAAGCCAACATTAACTGTATATTCTGGCTTCCTACCAAACATATCCCGCAAGTCATGCCTATCAAAATGCCAAAAATGCCCTTTATATTTCAGTTCGCCACCAGAAGCGCCCCAAGATCCAAATGGAACACTAATCAATACATGCCCACCTTCCTTTACCCACTTTTCTACTTTTCTCATTACCATCCACGGTTGTCTAAAATGCTCTAAAATCTCAAAGGCCACTAAACAATCATATTGTCCAAGGGCACTATTCTCATCTCCTACCACAAAACTAACATTACTGTACTTGTTTAATCGCTTTGCCAGCTCTACTTTTTCTGGCACTACCTCTACACCAGTAAAGTATATAGTAGGAAACTGCTTAGCTAGGTTAAAAATATATTGCCCTATATCACTTCCAAAATCTACCACTGTTTTTATATCTGGATGCTCTTCTAGATAATCTACCAAAAACTGGAGTCTCACAGGGCTAGCCATCCCTTCCACTTCTTCTATACTTTTTACACCAGTAGGCCCCTCTTCTAAAAATTGCTCAGTATAGAACTGCTTTACCCCCTCTGCAGCTCCTTGGTACTGTTTATCAATCTCTACCCTTTCCTCCTCATCCATCAAGGCTCTAGCAGCCTCTATGTCTTCATAGTAAATAAAATGCTTTTTCAGCCTGTCTTTGTCTCGTGTCTGTTCAGAGAAAAACTGATGGAACTTCCCCATCCACTGCTTCACTATCACCCCCCAATCAAACTCCTCTGCTCTCTTCCTACCTCGCTCTGCAAGTTGTTTTCTCTTGGATGGATTCTTGGCCAAATAGAGAAGAGCCTTAATAAACCTGCCCTGATAATCTGGGGTAGAAGCTTGCCCTGATACAAAATATCCACAATCCCCCAGCACCTCACGCAAGGCGCCTACATCATTACAAGCAAAAACAGCTCCACTTGCCATTGCCTCCACTGCACTAATGCAAAATACCTCTTCAAAATCACTGCAATAAGCATATATCCCTGCACTCTGATACTGTTTATAAAGCTCCTGTTTATTCAGATGCCCTAGGTTGGTACAGTTAGGTAGCTCTTCAATCCTACCCCAAAGATATTCATACAGCCCCCTCATCTCAGGCACAGTGTTATCATATCCTGCCACATAGAGATGAAATCTAGGCTCTATCTTCAGTAACTTCTCCATTACCCCATCGGGCCCCACCAAATTAACTAACCCACGCTCTGGCCTAGCACAGTAAAGCAACCTGTATGGGCCTCCTTCACCAAATGGGATTTCTTCAACTGATACTCCATTATGTATCGGCCAAAACACCTGCTCTGGTAGGCCATATACTTCCTTTTGTTGCTCTGCATGCCATTGACTTACTGTAACCACTCTGTCTACATTCCACATTACTTGGTGCACGCTAACCTTGTTCCTCTTTAGGGCCAAGTCATGGTTCCACAATATATTCAACCTGCTACAAGTCCTGCCAGCAAAAGCCTGAGGCCACCGCTGGACAATGGTTATGTCGTGTGGGAAGCTAGTAATGTATTTAGATGCTTGGGCCAGAGGCCTATATATCACTCCATCGTAAACTCCAGGGCCACTAGCAGGGGGGGCATCACAATTACAAAACACTGTCACCCTGTTCCCTAGCTGTGCTAAATGCCTAGCCAAACACAACCCACATGTCTCACTCCCACCAAGACTATGTTTATTCAAACTGTCACCGCTAAATACCATCCCTGGCACCACCAACACTATATCAAAAGTATAGCTCCTCCTCATATCCTTGCTCCTCACTTCTCCTTTATATTATTCATTGGGTACAATATATGTACCATCACTTCACCCTACTCTCCTTGGCTATCTCCTCTTCCTGTTTTTTCAGCCGTCGCCTAGCCAACTGAACCTCCCTCACCACCTGCTTTCCCCCACTCTTTTTCAAGTACTCCAGCACCCTGTCCAAATTCTTCTCCAACACATCTACCTGACGTTGCAGTTTGGCTAAATCAGCCTGTAAATACAAAATCTCCATCCCCATTTCACTTACCTCCTCTTACTAAAAAAATAGGGTAGAGGCCGAGGAGCAAAACCCCTACCCTACAAAATGGCATGCACATGCCAAAAAAGACTCTCATCCAAGCTGCTCCTCTAACCACTACCACTCTATTGAGAACTCCCAACACCTACCCTTAATACAGCCAGGTTACTATCTATGATTTTCTCATCCTGATAGTAACCAACATGGATATCCTGTCTGCCCGCCTTGGGGTCAAAGGGGAACACCCTGACAACCCAATTAGGCATATTAGGCACTGTCCACCTGAAGCTGTATCCAAAACTGGGTACATCAATAGCTGGTTTAGGTGGAATGTAGGCGTAGAGCACACTGTCGTTCCATATCTGCGAGAGAGCCATGGTAGCGCCTTTCGCAGCAGTGTTATAATATGCCCCACCTACCAATACCTTATCTACCTCAAGCAAAGTGGCCACTTGGTCTACCTTAGGGATACCACCACCATGTGGGTACAGAAGTTCCCTTATCTCTTTACTATCCCTAAACTTCCGCCATGCTGTCTTCCCAAATACAACCACGTTGGGTTTATATCCGCTGATGTCTTCCAACATGGCAATATCATTCTGGGCATCCTCATAGGGGTTTGCATTATCTGTGCCCCAAGCACTAGCTGTAGTGGTATATGTACCTACATTGCTTGTGCTGGTCACCATACGGGCTATACGCAACTCATAGTTAATCAACAGTAAATCAGTGACAAAATTAGCCCGTCTCTGCCTAGACCGTATAGCCACATCAGCATTAGCTGCCTCCTCAGCCGTGATGTAAGTCCCCAGGGCATAATTAACACAGTTATACCCATCACTGCTCACATCAAAACTAACCATGTTAGGGGGTTGCCCAGGTACGCGGTAATCCCTGGTCTCCCTAAACTTATCCCCCTGATTGAACACATAGAAATTGTCACTCTTCTTTGTCACAGGGACAATGGGGAAAATCTGGTCAGCAATAAATCCCTGCGGCCTATAGTCTATCGTTAGATTACTCAGTGCTGTATCTATGTGTACATCATCAGGGCTCATATCATACATCTTCACCGTATATATTCTTCCCATTTCACTCATTTTCACTTACCTCCTTATGGAACGCTAGTAACATTTGCCACTGCATTTGCACAATGGATAAAAGCCACTGCCTGTCCACCGCTACTAGCCCCTTCAATCACCCATCCAATCGTCCGCTTTCCACTTCCAGTCGTACTACAACTCAATGCCCAGCCGCCGCTACCACAGTAAATCTTATCACCAGCAGTCACTGCACCCCCAACCTTTACTGGGGTCACACCAAGAGGACAAACCTCAGCAAACTGCCCTGCCTCTGGTTTATTCTGTAATACCCCAGCACACACTTGGGTAGGGGCCGCGTCCACTACATCAACCTGAGCATCACCCGATATTTCTACCAAAAAATACTGCTTCCCGCTCAGGTCGTTCTCAGCCTTAGCTGTAAAATTGCAAGGCTGTCCACCTTTGTATGGATTTCCACTATATGCCATCGCTCTTTACCTCCTGCTACTCTTTAAATTCTGCATACCGCTTTGCTAAGTCTGGGTCAGCTTTCAGCACTGCTCCAAATGCCTCTGCATATTTAACTTTATGTTCTGCCATATATGCCTTCACCCTAGCATCCACCTCCTGCCCTACACTAGCAAACTCGCCATCACCTTTTACATTACCCAACTGTTCAGTGAAAGAGACCTTAGGGTCTTGCCTTGTAAGGTAAATCCTAATCATATCAGCAAGACTAGCCTCTTTACTTTCGCCCTTCTCATCCTTGACCTGATACTCCTTCTTTTCAGGTGCATAGAGAAGCAGTTGGGTAACTAATTCCTCATCCCTTGGCAGAACTTTGCCCTGTGCCTTGAGGTCTTT